GATCGTCAACCATTTCTCCAAAATCATTTATCCAGAAATTATTACCACCATCAATATTAGTAGATGAACTAAATATTGGTATTCGATTGTTACCCGTATTTGTTGCAGTTATACCACCACCACCAGCAGCGTTAATAGCTGTCCTTAATGCCGATAAACTATCGGATAAGTTGTCGACATTGGATATGACATGGTTATGCGAATCATCTACTACGGTTGCGGTTATGGATGCGTTTGCAGAACCATCAAAGGATGCTCCTCCAGTTACATCAGATGTCAAAGAAATAGTTCGAGATGTTTGAAGTTTAGTTGCCGTTGATGAATTGCCACTTAATGTAGCTGTAATTGTTCCAGCACTAAAATTACCTGACCCATCACGATAAACTATTGTACTCGCTGTATTATTTGACGTAGCATTAGATGTAACTGTAAATGTTGACCCTTCTCCACTTGCACTACCACTTAATCCATTGCCGCTTACTCCACCCGTTGCAATATAATCACCATTTGTATTTGTGCCTAATGTTATCGGAAGAGAAGGTATATCCGCCCTTATAGCCGAAGCTGTATCCGCTAATTGTGCAGTTGTAACATCTCCGCCCGCAGCTGGAAAGTCTGCTCTGATAGCCGAAGCAGTATCTTGTAACTCCGTTCTTGATGCGTAATTGACCAAAGAATCTGCTATCTGAATAGGAATACTTAACCTTATATTAGTTGAAGTATCTCCTAATTCAACCTTTGTAGCGTAATTGACCAAAGAATCTCCAATCTGAATAGGAATAGAATTTCTAATAGATAATGCAGTATCTCCTAACTCAATTCTATTCGGATACAAGGCTAAACTATCCCCTAATTCAGTTCTTGATGAATAATTAACCAACGAATCAGAAATATAAGTAGGTATGTCTAACCTTATATTATTTGCCGTATCCGCTAATTCTGTTCTTGATGCGTAATTGGTAAGGGAATCTCCAATCTGAATTGGAATTGTATTCCTAATCGCTAATGCCGTATCCGCTAACTCTGTTCTATTCGGATACAAATCTAAACTATCTCCTAATTCTATTCTTGAAACGTAATTAATTAAAGAATCCGATATGTAAGTAGGTATATCTGTTCTTATATTACTTGCCGTATCCGCTAACTCGGTTCTCGATGCGTAATTGGTAAGCGAATCAGAAATCTCCGCAGTAATCGAATCCCTAACCAAAACCAATGTATCTCGTAATTTAGTAAGCGATGTATAATCATTCCATAACCCTTCATCTCCTAAATTAATTATACCACTTCCGTTTGTGGTTTCGCCCTTGATTACAGTACCTAACCTTTGAATAATCACTCCTTCATCTGTTGGTTTCGTTGATGTATAACCACCTGTTGCGCCTACATATACTTGCGAACCATCCGCTAATCCTGTTGTGTTTACTTGTTTGATATGACCTTTAATTAAGCCTAATCCAGTTTCTCCATCGTCCAAATCTTCTCCAGCTATAACTACTACTGGCATCTTACTTGGATCATCCGCTCTCGCTGGTGCTACTGACCAATAGTTACCTTGTTCACCTACTGCGTATAATGGAGTTCCTTTTGCAATAAATGAACCTGTTTGATTTTTAATTGAATCTTCAATCGAAAGACTTTCAATTAGTAAAACTCCATTCTCAACATTTAATTCAATTCCTAATCCAGCTTCAAATGAACTTAAAATATATTGAGCAATAGTCGCATCCGTAATAACCGTATCCGCACCAATCAATAAGGTTGAATCTTGAAAACGGAATCGCAAAACGGAATTAAAATCTAAATTGGAATCAACTCCAGTCGTAACGAATTGCCCAGAATCCTGACCTTGAACAAGTTGATATAACTCAAACCGCGGATAATCTTGTGAGAATCCGAATAGGGGCAGAACCATTAATATGGTTACGATTAGATTTTTTACAAATTTGAAACGACCCATACAATAGTAATTTTTTCTCCCGAACGCGGAACGAACCCAAAGGTAACCGTACCAGCAACCGGATCGTGTGATGAAATGAATTGATTAGATATGAATTGTCCGTTTCTATATATCATTATCGAAGGTAAATCTTCTGGTAACTTACCTTCGTTCTCGGTAACGGTAAAGGTTGAAGAAGTACCATCCGCAGTAAATTCTTCTTGGAACATAGACACGGCATTTGTCGTAGGTGTAACAAATTCTTCTACAAACCATATTAAGGTAATATCATCGCCTTGATCTGGAGCGAATGTCATCGTTATTGTTCCGTTTGTCGTGTTAATTCCGGATATGTAATCGTTATTTATGTGCTGACCGTTCCGCATTAATAGAATTGCATCCTTTGTCTTTGCGAGTTTGCCGCCATTCTTGGTTACGGTGAATGTCGTTTGTGTTCCATCCGCGATGAATTGTTCTTGGATTATTTTATTTGACTCCGGCAAGGTTTTGAACCAAACCGCTGCAATCGAATCGGATGTATCCGGAGTGAAATTCAATGTGAATTGACCTTGACCCGGACTAAACGAAGAAATCTTTTCGTAATCCAAAAATATACCATTAATGAATACAAATAATTTATAAAGCGAACTGGGTAAAACTCCTTCGTTTTTTGTAACCGTAAATGTAGCTGAACCAGATGGAGTAAAAACCTCTTGAAATACGGCTTGTTCGTTTTCGCTCCGATAAAACCATATAATTACAATCCTATCTCCGTTATCCGGTGTAAATGTCAATTCTAATGTTCCGTTCACGCCATCCAATGAAGCGATGTATGAATCGTTTAGGAACAAACCATTGCGCGTAACCATTATATCCGAAGTCGTATCTGGAAGCGAACCGTTGTTTTCTGTAACTTGATAAGATTTGTTTACGCCATCAGCTTCGAACACTTCTTGATACACAAAACCTTCGGATAAGTTTACAGATGTTTCTTGGTCCGCTACAGATGTTTGCGTTGCGTTTATTGATGTGGATTGAGAACGATACGCAGCTCTCTGGTCGTAGCCTAATGTTAATTTCTTTAATGTACGCTCTGTAAATCCCATATTAACTAAAATCTGATATTTTCCACCAATCGCCCGTAAACTCATCACGCATTAAATTAATAGTACCACCTTGGAAAACGTAATAATTTGATTTGTATTTGATTGCCAGGTGCGGAAACAAAAAGTTACCTTTTGCGTCGTTCATTACAAATGTCATTCCGCTGAAGTATTCAACTGGTTTTAATTGACCTTTAATTATTTCATTTACGGTTAATTGTCCAATCGCTTTATTGGCAGTATTTCCCACTAATTGCCAATTTGTAGTGTTAACCCAATCCGAACCATCCCATATTTGCAAATTACCTGGACTGTTTTGTGTTGGACCTTGCCCAATTAAAGTGCCGGTTTTATAATTAGTTGACGCGAAATCGTCATTATCGGCTGCATATTGATATACATCGTTTTGTTCTTGATAATAACCCAATGCGATAAATTCAACATACACGTTTTCAATTTGCCACTCAATATCAAGGTAAGTAATGCCTGGAGTTAAATCTATTTCTGTTCCATTTAGATTATAGGCTCGTAGTAATTCAAATCCCATTAAGTAATCGAATACACTTGGAAGATTTAGTATTTGAAAATTAATGGTTGCAAATGTTTGTAACGCATCGAACTCGACAAGAACGGCAAATTCAACCCTTGCGGAAGAATCTGTTGTCCATTCTGGTTTAGAATATTCGAATCCGTTATTGGTAATGGTTACCTTTTTTGAATAGTATTGAGTTGTGCCAATTCCATCGCTTTTAAATTCGCAACCAAATACTAACCAATGTTTTTGAAAATTAGCCGGATTTGGACTTTGGTCTGTACTCTTATAATTTACCGTTAGATTTATATCCAATAATGGATTTGTTTGGGTAATATCAATATCTTCTAACGAAGCAAATAGTTGTGGAGAATCATCGTGCGCGAATACTTCTCCAGGAGTAATATTCCTTGTGGCTAAATGTTCATAATCCAATAAGGCTTCTTTCAATGATGGATAATATTGAATTATTCCATCACCTAACCTGAATAAATCCGAATCTAAATCTGTATGGTCGTAATCGTAATAGAATTGTTCATTGCCAAAAATAGACAACCTTAAACTTGTATCTGTGGCATATGCAAATTGTGGTTGCCTATTGACCGGATTTATATATTCATTGACTTGTATAAAAAAGATATACCTTGAACTAAATAAGAATCTGCCACCAAAACAAATTGCAATATATCGCAACACATCGTACGCGGAACGAAATTGAACGTTCTTTTTAGCATCATAATACCAAAACGCTCTATGGTTTACTCGTGTCCGATTAAATAAAATATATTGCCCAAAATCTTGAGCCATATCTTCTTCGTACCAATTAGTAAGAACCTTTGTCAAAATATTACCAGCTCCATAAACATCGGTAATGAATGGAATCTTGTTAATACAATTCAAAACGTGTTCGGCAATAGTAGCGTATCCAGTATAATTTAAACCATTGGTTTGTTTGTAGTCGATTGATTTTAAATAATTAAAACCATCTTTTGCCTTTAAATTGAAAAGGTATCCAATGCCTTCTGGAACGTCTTCGATTTGAACTAAATCTGGCAATATGTAACCAGCCCAACGGAATAGATTCGGACTATTATCATCTTCGATAAGTAAATAAAATCTATCTTCCGCAGCTCCAACTAAATCATCAATGAATGTAGATAAGGTAGGTGAATCAATCATCATCGTAACCGTAGCAGTAGATGATATGATTGGGCAAAATCTGTCATCATCCTTTCCATCAAAATCATATTGGATACTTACATTACTCGCGTCAAAATCCGTAGCTGAACCACTAAAGGATGAATCGTATATACCAATGGTATATTTCGCTCCCTTTTCAGAATAAAAATCGCCTTGTAATCTAACTGCCATTTATCTATTTCTATTTCGTTCGGCTCTTTCTATACTTAACAACAAATCGCTTCCTTGTATTCTTGTTTCAGCAATAAATCCGCTTTGATTCATTCCGTTATCTAACATCGACCGCAACCTATCCAAGGGCGCAACCACTTCTGGATTCGATAAACTTGTTCCGCTTCCTTCTCCAACCAAAGCCATTGTTGGACCAGTCACTAATCCGCCGGATGCGAGTCCAGGTATTCCTAACGAACCACCTAAAATTGACCGAAAACTAAACGCACCTCTAGCTGCACCTAACCCTGGAAATAATATATTCATTATCGCGGATAATATAGCCGCTTGTGCTACTGCCTTAATTAATTGTACGACTAAATCCTTAACACCTCTTGCTAATGATTTAAACACATTTTGACCAGCTTCTAATGCGTTAAAAACACCATCTATTATTGGTGTAATTGAGTTTTGTATGAATCCAAATGTATTGTTTACTTGTTCTGTAAATCCGCTTGTTTCTTGTAATTCGGTATTATATGTGTTTAATTGTTCGGTTGCTGCGGATATTGATGCAATTCCTTCTGGTGTTGCAAATGTTGGAAGTAATTGTGTTGCGTAGGCTTGACTTGTATCGATTCCGCCTCCGGATCCAGATGGTGTTGATGTAGGAGTTTGAGTTGATGATGGAATCACTTTAGCTGCTTCGGTTTTTACACCAAATATTTGTTGTTTAATTCTATCTAAAAACGATGTTACTTTATTTTCTGCATCCGTAAAGGATATATTTTTAAATCCATTAGCAACCGCATCTGGCAATTCAGATATTCCATCCTTTAATTCATCAAATGCAACCTTTATTCGAATTACATTACCACTTTGAATTGCTCCTAATAAAGATGTAAAGTTTACGAGTTGTTTTCCGAGTTGTATAACTGTATTTAAGAACGCATAAAATGTTTGCAATAATCCATTTACAACCTTGCGAACATTTTCAAATTCAAAATACATTGCAGTAATAATTCCAACCAATGCAAGTGCAATACCAACTGGACCGGCTAATGTTGTAATTATTCCGACTAAACTTCGCATTTGCCCTAATAAACCACCTATTGTGGTTGCTAATTTACCAACAATAAATACTGCTGGACCAATGGCTGAAACGAATAATGCAATATTTACTGCAGTTTGTTTTGCCTCTGGAGTTAATTCTTTAAACCTTTGAACTAACGCAGATATAAAATCTGATAACTGTCTTAACCTTTCATTTAAATTAGTAGATTCGGCAATAGATTTGCCAAGTTCCGCAAACGCAATCGAAGCGGAATCTTTAAAGTTAGATAATGCACCACCAAGTGTTTGTGATTGCATTTGCATACCCCCAAAAAACTTACCACCTTCGGATGCGGTTTCTTGCAATAATCTATTTAGAACATCAAAGGTTACACCACCATCAGCAACAAATTCATTAAATGCTTTTCCTGTTAATCCGGTTTCCTTTTGCAACATCTCAAAAACCGGAATACCTCGTGATGCAAGTTGACGTAAATCTTGCGTAAATGCAACTCCAACCGTTCTTGCTTGACCAAGAATTAAACTTATATCATTGATATTACTTCCGGTTGCAGCTGCAATATCTCCAAGGTATTGCAAGGAATTTAATGCTTCATCTGCACTAAAACCAAATGCCATCAATTGCGAACTCGCCTCAACCAAATCAGTAACTTCAAATGGAGTTTGAGCCGCAAAGGTTTTGATTCGTTCAAATACCGCTGCACCTTCTTCTGCGGATCCGGTTAAAACTCGTAATCGTGCTTCAAGTTGTTCGAATTGGATTGCAGAACTAACCGCAGCTCCACCAGCACCGAGAATAGGTAATGTTAAGGTTTGAGTAAGGTTAGAACCAAGTCGCTGCATATCACGACCAAACCGCTCCATTTGTCTTTGTGCAGAACGTAGATTCTTTTGAAAGTTTTCGACTCGTAAACCAAGTACAACATTTAAATCCCTTGCTGCCATATTTTATGCTTGTCCGTGATTTTTACGCATTATCGCGTCCATACGTTTTCTCCATTCAAGTTGTTCTTTGCTCAATTCCCTTTTCTTTGGCTTTTCTTCCTTTTCCCAATCGAAAACAATTAAATCAGTCATCTTAATTGTCTTGCCTTTGCTTGAATAAGGTTGTAAACCTATTGTAGCCAACCATCTTGTTTGTTCCCACTTGTTGCGGAACTCTAATTGTTTCATTTGGTTAAAGCCTTTAATTGCATCCATCACCACCACAAAATCAGAATCTAAAAAATCTTGGTTACTCATTCCCATCTGCCCGATTGCTATTCCTCGTATATCACTCCAAGTCATTACTTGGTGCGTGTCAGATGCGCTTTGGTTCGACTCGTTTTCGTTTTTTTTTCTGATGATGGCATACTATTGCCAAATAAAGACATTATTCGATTAATCGCTTCCATATCTTCATCGAGTTGATCGCACATATCTTCGAATGTCCATTTTAACTCAATCTTTTCTTTTCTATGTCCATCTCGTAACGCTTCGAATATTAACATCAATGTATTCTTATAATTTAACGTATCCGTTCCAAGCGTTAAAATAGAAATGCCTGTTTCCTCTTCGAAGCGAATCAATGTCGCATTCCCGAACGAAACAGGCACTTCCTTGTTGTTTATTTTTGTAAATCTAACCATTTGTGGTCCGTGTTTGTGGTGTGTTCATTTAATTATGCGTTTGTACCTCTGTAAACCGCTCCAGAAATCGTGAATGTTGCGGATACGGAAGTATTATCTTCAACTGGAGTATTAACCTCCCAGCTTGTGCAATACGCACTAAACGAATAGAAATTGTATCCAGATGTATTTTCTGTTAAGGTTAAAGCCAAAACAGTTCCATTGTCTAAAGCATCAAATAATACATCTGGTTGTACGTTTGTTGATGTTTCGTTATACAATGCTTCAACTGTCAAGGTTGCTGACTTTTGACCAGGTTTGTTACTTACCCAACCCGAACTTGGAGAATCCTTTGTAAGAATGTTTCGCATTTCGCGAGTTACGGATAATGTTGCGGATGTAGCTTCACCTATTGCAGTAGTTCCATCCTTATATACCCGTAGGTCTGTACCGTTGATTATGTCATTAACTGCCATTTTTCTATGTTTTTAATTTAAAATAATTTACGTTTCTTTTTTCTTGGTATTGCTATATTTTCTTTCAATTCAATTATTTCCTTTTCTTTTTGAATTGCCTTTTCAACTCCAAATGGCAATACTTCTTCGCATATACCTTTATCGATTAATTCTAATGCCTTTTTTTTCATTATATGCGCCCTCAATCCTTTTGTAATTATTTTATTTGTCGCCGGATTTAACCAATCTTTTAAGAACAAAACTTCCATTACCTTTCTCTTTTTAATCTAATGCTAAAATCTAATGATTTCCAAAATATTTCCAATTCTGCATTGTAATCTCCATCCCCTTCACCTACAAATCTAATCCTTTGTATTTGTTGCCCCTCAACCGTTCCTGTATAAAAATCTAATGCACTTCTAACCGCATTCGAAAGTGATGTATTTTCATCGTATTGAGTTGAATAGCAATCTATTTGAAAGCTGATTACATCTAATCCGCTACCTCCATCCTTACTTAAACTCGGCTCTGTATTCGTGATTGTATAAACCACAAAGGGAAATGTAGTATTTTGTGGAGCAGTAATTGGATAAATTCTATAATGTGCGAGATTATATACGCCACTATTATTAGAAAGCAGATTATAAATAACTTTACCCAATTCATTATTTGTTGCCATTATTTTATCTTCCCTTTTGCTATTTTTTCCAATCTTTTTTCAACTCCACGTTGAACCAATGCAAATACTATTCCTTGTGTTTGTCTTAAAGCCGCCCCAGTTACCTTATCACCAAATGCTCTTG